ATGAGTATTGCAACATTAATTTTAGGCCAATCAGGCACTGGCAAATCAACAAGTCTTCGTAACCTAAATCCAAATGATGTTTTGTTGATTCAGGTAGTTAAAAAGCCCCTACCTTTCCGTTCGGCTGAATGGAAATACCTTTCAAAAGATGGTGGCTCTATTTATGTAACAGATAGTCCAGAAGTGATTATCAAGCGTATGCAACAAACTTCAAAGCCAATCATCATTATTGATGATTATCAGTATGTTATGGCAAATGAATATATGCGCAGAAGTACTGAGACTGGCTTCAACAAGTTCACTGAAATTGGGCGCAAAACTTGGGATGTATTCACAGAAGCTTCAAACCTTGCGGACAACAAGCGCGTCTACATTTTAAGCCACACAGAAGAGGCTGAATCTGGCAAAACCAAGATTAAAACTATTGGAAAAATGCTAGACGAAAAAATCACATTAGAAGGAATGGTAACCATCTGTCTTCAAACAGGTGTTATCAACGAACAATATATTTTTCATACCAAAAACAGCGGGTTAAACACTGTTAAATCCCCTATCGGCTTATTTGAGTCTGACCATATTGAAAACGATTTAGAGGCCGTTGATACAGCTATCTGTGATTACTACGGAATAGCAAAAACTGAAACACAAACAACTACTGAAACAGCATAAGAGGTAATAATCATGGGTAACTATCAAGCATTTAATTTGAATACTGAATCAGCAAAACAAGCTGATGCAGGTGGACGTATTGAAACTACTGGTAAATACGTTGGTGTAATTAAATCAATGGAGTTTGTAACCTCTAAACAAGGTACACAAGGTTTTGAAATCAACTTTGAGTCTGATTCAAAGGAGTTTACAAACTTCACTATATGGACTGTCAAAGCTGATGGTACTGCACTTTCAGGTGTCCATAAAATCAATGCGATTATGGCTTTTGCGGGTGTTAAGAGCCTCACACCCACGGATCAAAAATTAGAGAAATATGATTTTGATCTTAAACAAAAAGTACAACAAACATGTGTGGTTGCGCCTGAGATGACTAATAAGCGTATTGGTGTTTTGCTACAGCGCGAAAATTACTTAAATGGAAGTGGTCAGCAACGCCATCAAATGAATTTCTTCGCTTCATTTAATGCTGATAGCGAATTGATGGCTAAAGAAATCCTTGAACGTAAAACTTCACCTGAGCTACTGCCTAAAGCTCTTGATCGTTTAATTGCTATGGGTGATGCACAACGTGCACAGCAAAATGCACCGCAACAATCTGGTGGCTATGGTCAATATTCACAAACTCAAGGTAATCAATCTTCTGATTTAGATGACGACCTACCGTTCTAATTATTGTCAAGAATCGAGGGCTAATGAAAGCCCTCAATCCTGGGGAGGATTATTATGACAACTTTATATGACATTGGATATGACCTAGCTGAACAGGTTGAGCGAATTCAAGATCTTTTAGCTGAAGGTGCAAGTTCCGATAGTGAAGAAGTTCAACTGTTGCTGGAAGGCATGGTTGCTAAAGAAGGCGAATGGAAAGAAAAGTCAAAGCGTGTGGCAAAGTTTGTCCATCAAATGATGTTGGAAGAAAAACTGATAGCTACTGAGGCACAGCGTCTTTCTGATAAAGCCAAACGTATTAAAAGTACATATGGATATCTTCACGATCTTTTACTAGATCAAATGCTTGAGTTTGGTGTCAGTGAAATTGAAGATCCAGTTCTTTCAATCAAGGTAAAAGAAAGTCCTTGGTCTGTAGTTGTAAAAAACGAGGAAGAAATTCCGGCTCAATTTAAACGAGAAAAAACTACAGTCGAAGTAGATAAGCGCGCCCTACTCAATGCTCGTGAATCTATCACTGATATCAAAGGCATTGAGTTCATTAGAACTAAAAAATTGGCATTTAAGTAAGGTGGCAGCATGACAGATCAAGAATACAGAGGGAATATGAACTACCCTTTTCAAGATCACATCGTCTTGAATGTTGAAGAAAACGTAGTGCCCTTCCCAAGAACAAATCTGCATAAGTGTCAGCATGCACAAGTAGAGATTGACACTAAAGCTTTAGAACTTACATGCATGAAGTGCGGAGCAAAAGTAAATCCTGTGATGTGGATCAAAGACACTATGAAATATTGGTCCCGACAGCAAGCAAGGATTACAGAGCAGAAAAAGCAGATTAGTGAAGACCTTGATGAGCTAAAGAAAAGAGCCCGAACCAAGTGTCAGCACTGCAACAAGATGACTGCTATTAACTTAAAGAATTTCAAATTTACAGTAATTAGGTGATGACATGACAGATTTGAATAAGGAAAGAATGGAACTTGAACTTTCGGCTGGTGTTTTAGATCGTCAAATTGACAATTTAAAAGCTGAAATTGCAGATGAATATTTTGATGATGAAAAGCTTGAACTTCTCATTGAATATGCAATGAAACTTGGTGAAGTTTATGCGCAACGTGACTTGTTAGAAAAAGCCAAAGCTCAGGCGGTGCCAGAGGGTTATGTTCTTTTACCAAGAGTACCAACTGAAAAGATGTTCCAAGCATATGAACGATATTCAGTCGCGCCGATGTCGACGCTGAGTAAAAACGGATATAAGGCAATGGTTGAAGCAAGCGAATCGGGAGCTGAAGGATGAGTGAATCAACTTTATGGGCAGTTGCAATGCGACCTGAAGGCGATAGCCCTTTTAAACAAACCCCAGCAGCCTCAAAAGAGATAGCGGAGCGAGCTGTTGATCGTTATAGAAAAATGCATGAAAAGGAAGGCAACAACTTTTTCTTAGAAATTTTCGATGATGTTATCAAAGTCCAGAAATGGCACGGCACCCGTAAGGATCATATTAAAAAACTATTTTATGTAGAAAGCTGGTTCAACCAAGCAATGTATCAATGCTTTGATTTGAAGACTGCTGAACGTGTTTTTAAATTTGATGAAATTGTAATTTGCTACAAGAAAGGTTCTGCTCCCCTTGTAACCAAAAGCTTTGATGAGGCAAAACAATTTTACGGATATGGAGCTGAGGAATGAAATATCAAATACAACCAACACAAGTACCGGATGATTTAAATAGCTGCTGGTTCCATCCTGATATAGAGCTACATGACACAATTGGAGAGCATGCTGAGTTTTATACAAAAGAACAATGGGCACAACTGCAAAAGAACCTTGGTGTTTCTATAAAAATCGAAAACCTTGACTATTGGGATATTGAAGAGATTCCAGAAGATAATCTTAGTGATTGGTCCAACTGGAAGCCGCAGCCACCACAAGAAGGCTTATTTCTAATAGCAGCATTTGATTCAGAAAATGGCCCTGTTCTTTGGTGGGCAAACCCTAAAGCGGAAAGTAAGGAGGAGTAAATGGGACAAATAGTTAAAATAGAGGCTAGCATTCTAGAAAAGATTGTTGCTGTAGCTGAACGTATTGCTCAGTCAAAAGAAGAACGCCGAGTTGGTCGTGAAGAATTTGCACACATGCTCAATATCGAACCTGAAACTCTAGACGCTCGGATTCGTGAAGGCAGATACCAAAGGCCATACAAGGATGGGCGAAAAAGTTTTTGGTTATTGTCCTACGTGCAATCTGTCGTTACAGACACAAAAGAATCTGGTAAAGTAGCCACCTATTGA